ATCGAGTAAAAACGATGCTACGCCCGTAGGTGACGTAATATGTTGAGATAATAAATTCGCTATATTATGCCCTATGCTTATGGCTCCGCTTGTTTGCTGCAATAATGCCGCTATAGACTGAATGTCGGATAATGCCGTTTGAAAACTATTAGCTGTTGCCGGAGTTACGTAATTATTTGCAAAAGAGTTCTCGATAGCATTTAAAGAGACTGTCCCCTGGTTAAATACATCCGTCTGGCTTGCATCGGCAGTTTGCGGGGAAGGCTGAGATACGGTCTCCGTAAAATTAACGGTTAAAGGAATCTCCCCTAAATTCGACTGATCGCTGGAAGCATCAGCCTGTTCCGCGATAACACTGGTCCATACCCCCAATGTCGGCAAATATAAAGTGCCGGGTTGAGGATCCTCCATAACCCGTTTGAAATTCTTAAAATCAGATACATAAGTCGGGCCTGAAAACGTGATAGTCATTGATGCCTCAAAAGGCCCCTTGCCGTGCGGTTCCATATATCTGATTGACGTACCCGGATAATCGTGCCTTATCCATTTTTGACCGATCTGTTTTATGGTTTCGCTCGACACTAAAAACGTAATGCCTTTGAACCGTCCCGGCAGCAATGCCAATGCGTTTAATGTACTCACATAGTCCCCTGATAGCCTAATTTACTTCCTTTCTTGTATGGCACAACTCCTATGCCTTTTTCCTTGTAAACCGATAGCGTGTTTTGAGTCTGGACATTTACCGTCGGATGATTCGGCATAGACACGGGCGCTGTCGTGAGGGAATAGTAATTACTGGTAGTATTGACAGTGGCTTTACCTGCAAATAAATTCGCAATATCGCTAATGACTTTCCCTATTCCTGTTTTTCCCGTGAATAACCCTACGACATCAGATATTACCTGCTTTACTTTCTCGAAATTCTTAGCGATCAGTAAGGGAATAGTAATAAAAGGCAGAAAGATTAACCCTATAGTCCTGATTGCCGGGTTATCCAATAACTTAAATATAGAATTCAGCACATTATGAACGGTCTGCTTTAGGGAGTTCCATATAAGAGTATGATTTTTTATAATCATCCCCAGGAGCACAATACCGCCTATTATCCATCCGACAGGTCCCATTGCTATAGTCATAGCCACGCCGACCGCAATTAAAACGGGAATAAGCAGATGTGATGTTGTTATTAAATCCACGATCCACCCTATTAAAGGCGCTACAAAATGGATTATCGCCGATAGCCCGGTTGCGAAATTACTTAGTATCCCCGATATTAACGGCATAATCGCGTTTATCAGATCTTCAATGGACGGCCATAAATCATTTATGATATCGGTTACCGCCGTAATTATCGGAAGGAGATTATTTATAGCCATTTGAATTATAGGCATTACTTTCATCCCGAGCTGCATTAATTTATCTATCACGGGTAAAATCGCATTACCTATCTGTATTTTCATCATTTCAAACTGATTAGCCATTCTCCGGCGCATACCCTCCGCTGATTCCGCCACTGCCGCCGCCGCACCCTTGATTTTCGGGTTGTTCGCAATGGCACTCAATACCATTTCCTGCAAGGCTCCCATTTGCATAGTTTTCTTATAATATTCGGCTAATTTTGTCTGCCTTTCATCGAACATCACTCCCAGCGACCGCAAAGACCGGATGTTTCCGGATTGCATTGCGCGGCCCATGGTTTCGCTGACAGATGCAAGCTGTTCTTGAGAAGCGTTTACTCCATAAATAGCGGTCGCGGCATCAATAGCCTCTTTTTGTGTACGATCAAAAGTCGCACCCTGGATTGACCTGAATTGCAATAGTGCTTGTGTACTGCCTCTTAATATCTGTTCTCCGGAAAATATGCCGGTTTTTGATAGCGCTATAGATTGTTTCTCAAGCTGTTCAAAGGACGGGCCGCCCGATCCGGCAAGATTCTTTATTTCATTTTTCAACAGGATCATACTGACTTGAGATTTAGAAGCCGCCTCAACGCAGTCTTTCCCAAACTCAAAAGCCTGTTTTCCAAGTTCAATAAGCCCTTCGGCTGAAAGAATAGAGGCCACGGCTGTTTTAAATAATCCCATACCGGCAGCGGCGTGTTCTCCGGCTTTATGTATTTTATCAGCGAATTTTTGAGCCTCGTTGCCCATTTTTTTGATAGGTTCTGTATATTGATCGATTAATTTGTAAACATAATCTATGCTATATGCCAATTTATCACCCCTTGTTTATATGTCTGATTTCAGAATCAATTATAATTTTCATTGCATACGGCATATCGAGCGCTTCCCGGAAGCTCAAGCCGCCTTTGAGGTGAATGCAGAGCTTTACCGCGTCCCTTATCCTTCTATCACTCCGGACTTCGATGTATTTTCCAGTTTCGTCTGCGATAAATTTATGAGAGAGGATAAGGGCTTGACGAAAAAAGATAGATAACTGAACAGGATACGCCGCTTGTCCTTTATATCAATCGATATCCATATCGGGTGAGTTGTGCTTATTTTTGTTTCGTTCTCTGCCATAACGAGCCCGGCATTGACAAACTCATTGAATTTTTTCGATAAATCCGATATCATAAAATCGGTATTGAGCATAAACATATTTTCCAGCCCGGCGGCCTGATTTTCAACTTCCTTTTCTGAAGGGCTGTCATTGGCCTCATAAGCTGAATTTTTAGCATCTTCCCCGCTTGTATCGGGCTGTGCCTTGTTGTCTATGGAGGGATGAGAAAGTCCCCAGTTTGTTACAGCGGATTTAAACATCTGCTCAAGGTCATTGGCGGCGTTCTCGACCGCAAAAGTAATCTCTTTGCAGATTATTTCCGTGGCATCGGAATTACTGCCGCCCTCCGATGACTGTCTGGCTATTTTATAGGGTTTATTGGTATGAAGGACAAGCCTTCCCTCAAAACGTGATGTGTTCATTATCCCTCCGCTAAAGGATCACCCTGAAATTCGATTTCTACCACTCCATCTGCGCTTGCCTTCCAGTCAGGATCAACTGTGCAGCTCATATTATTTCCGACAATCTGATTCCCCTGAAGATCAGTCGCTATAACGACATTTGCACCCTGGTTATCTTTCCATGTTTCAAAATACTGCTTATTCTGGATAGTGACTGCCAGAGCAAATTTCTGCATACCGACATTTGTTTTAATGTCCTGGGTCGATACGTTTGTAGTGGTCCCTGCACCCGCTGACATAGCGCGTACCATCTGCACACCCTTGCCAAGCTTGAAAACGTATGAATCCGGCATTATAGAAAAGGGGACATTGTTTATTGTGATCCCCGGATTTGAAAACCCTAATATAGCGCCCATTGTTTATCTCCTCTTTATTTTACTGGCCTCCGCCTATCGAAAACGACATTTGGAACGGCATATTGATTGCCCTTACCTGGGTTACAATAGGCAGCATACCCGTTACGTTTATTGTGCCTGTTGAATAGTTTGCGGTGATATTCAGGTTAGATTTAAAGTACACAATAGCCACCTTCCCGGTAGGGACTAACACATATCCGGGACCGCTTAAAGTCTGGAAAAGGCTCACGAAATAATTAAATATCCCCTGAACGCTTACTTCTGCTCTGCCGCCGACCGGCTGGCTCTGTGTTAAACGCATCTGAGCGTACGCCGATTTCAGGCTGTTGAATATGAACTCCAGAGCGACATAGCACGTCCGAATATATTCAACGTACTTAAAGGACGGATCAGCCGCGCCCTGTGAGTTATATTTGTAAGTCGTTACTACCTGCCCGGTTATCGCCGATGTGACGATCGAATTTACACCGATTACGCTAAATCCATCGGTGATAGCGTTTGCCTGTTCTGTCGCACTGAATAGGTTGTCGGGGATTTCAATATCAGTATAAGGCAGCGGCGTATTAAACAGAGGCAAAGATGCCAGTGCCGGGCCTCCAAGTAGGTCAAGCGGGGCAGTTGTCGTTACATAAGTCCCAATAGGAGCGTTTACGGTCAATCTGAGGGCCTCTATTGCCATAAACTCGGCAACTCTCCAATCCCAGGGCGTTACAAGGTAGGATATGCCGTTAACCTGCCTATTCCCCATAAATACTACGGTAGAATAATTTACAGGCGTAGCACCGTTTAATGCCGTGTGGATATTGGCCTCGGTATCATCGTAACCGATATAACCAAGCCCCTGAAGGACAGCGTTATTGATTACAAGCCTGGGGTTAAGATATCCGTATAATGTCGAGTAATTTGTCTGCCAGGGCCAGCTTATAGAATGGAAGCGGGTCGAGGGTACGTTTGTGAAAATACTCGTAAGTGTCGGATCGCCGAAGCCGCCGGTAAACTGCCCGATTGTTGACATTGTTATTCCAGTGGGGACTCCGCTGACATTGATAGCGTATTTATTCGGGAT